AAGCAATCTGAGGTTCGATCTTACAAGCGCAATCTGTATTCCCGGATTGCTATGCGGTGGTGGAGACATCATCGAGCAGGCATCCAAACAGAATGCCGTAATTATGAAAGCCGGAGATAACCTGGTTATGGCAACGGATGACGGAATAACGCTCGATACCGGAGACACAACATTGAAGCTCACTGACTCCGGCGCAGAGCTTACAGGAAATCTGAACGTCAAAGGCAGCATCACAGCGACGAATAGCATAACGCCTTGGGCGTAGGAAGGAGGCTTGAATGGATATATTACTTGACAAAAACGGAGACCTATTTGTGTCAAAACAAGGAGATATTGCCATTGAAAACTCCGTGGTCCAGAAGATCAAAATACGGTTGAGGTGGTTCCTTGGAGAGTGGCGCTGGGATCAAGAGGAAGGACTTCCATACTTTGATAGTATTCTGGTAAAAAATCCGGACATTGACTTTATCGAGAGCCAAATCCGGTTGAAGATTTTCGAAGTGGATGAAGTTACAGAAGTTTCAAATGTGGAACTTACTCTTGATAAAAAAACAAGAACTGCTCATATAAAATTTGAAGCAAAAACGGACACAGAAACCATAAAGGAGGAGGTGAGTACGCAATGTCAGATTATGGAGTAACAGAAAAAGGATTTGTCATAAAACGCATGGATACAATCATGGACGAAATGCACGCAGACTTGACACAGGGCTTTGGTTTCGATACGAGACTGAAAAGCCCTTCTTTTTTGAATGTCTTGGTAACAACGACTGCAAATCAAATAGCTGAAATATGGGAAACTTTGCAAGATAGTTATTATGCAAAATATCCTGCAACATCAACAGGTCTTAGCCTTGACAATTCTGTACAGTACGGAGGAATTAAGCGGAAAGGATCCAAACAGACGTCATATCCACTACACTGTACAGGAACCGACGGAACCTATGTCAGAGAGGGAGCCATTGTGGCAACAAATACAAATCCGGAAATCCGGTTATTCTCAGCCCAGGAGTTCCAAATCACAAGGGAAGCGTTCAACAGAGCAAGGATCAGAGTTGCGGTTGTTGAAAACGGCGTGTACACCGTAACAATCAATGGCACGCAATACAGTTACAGCAATTCATCAGCAGACGAAGATACTATTCTGAAAGGCCTTGCTGCAGCAATCACAGACACTGGATTTACGATCACTCACGATGCAGATGCCGGAGTCTTAAATATTGAGGACAAGACAAAGACCAGAAGCAGTACACTGGCACTCACAGACAACCTCACAACCTACGATGTGACGTCGATTGCCACTTTTCTCACCGAGGAATACGGAAAGATTACGTTGCCGTATGGTATCGTGTCAAAGTTCATAAACAACATCACGGGATTTACAGGTGTTACAAATATTCTGGAGCCGACATATGGAAGATCACAAGAAAGCGATATAGAGCTTAGACAGTCTTACATCGCAAAATCAGCGCTTAGATCCAATACGATGATCGACAGCATCATAGCAGAGCTGCTAAATAACGTTGAGGATGTGGAGTCAGCATCTGGATACGAGAACGACGACGATGTGGTGGATGAATTTGGATTGAAACCACATAGCGTAGAGGTAATCGTGGAAGGTGGAGACGAAACAGAAATTGCAAAAGCGATCCTAAGAAGGAAAGCCGGAGGAATACAGACCAACGGATCGGTGGTAGTCAATGTTACCGGTGAATACGGTGATCCTATTCCGGTTCGTTTTAATCGCCCGGAATATTTGTACACCTGGATCAAAGTTGTGCTTCATGGCGATTCATCGAAGTTACCGACAAACTATGCAGCACTTACAAATCAATCCATTGTACAGGACGGATCGCAGCTCGTAGCCGGATCCGATTTGCTTATTCAGCTTTTAACACCTGGAATATATGATGCTGTCGCAGGCGTCACAATGGCAGATATTTATACTGCTTATTCCACTCAGAAAGGCTACATACCAAAACCGTCCGACTACACAAAGTCGAATATTCCAGTTACAAAGCGGCAGAAGGTAGTTATTGATGAGAACAGAATCGAGGTGTCGTTCAGTGCAGATTCTTGATAATTGGCTGGATGATATTCCACAGCAGTTCCAGGGCAAGCACAATATCGAGGTATTGATAGGAGCTATTGCCCGGCAGCTTGAAGAAATCCAGGAGGTAGTAGATCAGCTTAATAATGAGACGGATCTGGAGACTGCCGCAGGACAACAGCTTGATTATGTGGGTACAATCATTCCTTTATCCAGAAAGGAAGCCGGAGAGCTTGCAGGAATTAACGTGGAGGATCCGGTTATTTCAGACGAGCGATACCGGCAGTTCTTGAAATATAAGAACCTGGTAAACACAAATGAATGTACCTACTACGATCTCATGGAAGGTTTGAAACTTCTGTGGGATGTTTCCCCAATCTATTACATCGAGGATCCGGATATGCCAGCAACAATCATTTTGACGATGCCGTTTCTTACCCCAGACGGAAAGACAGTACGGCTCGGAGAGGTTCCAATGGTAAAGCCTGCCGGAGTTCGCATAGAGTTTCAGTATCTTATCAGAGTTGCCGTGGAAACGATCGTAAACTGGATATACAGAGTGTACGAAGTTCCAAGGTGCAATACAAAGTTATGCGGACAGTACCCACGAAGGGGATCACTTGGAGAGATTCTGTATGTGGAGACAAACTCGGAGATTGAGGAAATTAGAAAAATGTTTAATCTCACAAAGACCGGAACGATCCGTGTCGGAGGAAGATTATATAATTCCACAACCGGTCAGATAGTGACCGAGAACGTGGAGGTAACTATCAACTCTCAATATGAGATTGAAGAGGTAACACTTGCCGGACAGATTTTATCCGGCACACATCCGACCAGAGCGGTAAATGGAGTCATTATAAGTTCCGGCGTCGAGGTCGGAGAAAACAATTCAACATCGGTATATGAAAACAGACAATCCGGTACGTTTCCACGGCAAGCGACGCTTGCATCACTCATAGGTAGCAGTGTGGAGACAGACCGGATTATTTCAAATTCCGTCGCAGATCTTCCACTGTCGGGAACAGTCGTAACCGGCGGCAAGGAAGAGGAACAAACACTGACGATCGAATCAGAGATTGTCAGTACTGAACCTACTGTCTACATTGCAACAGCGACCGTTATTAAATGCGGCACTAAGCGTTGTGGAAATAAATCCAAGGAGGTGTAATTATGTCATTCTGGAGCACAGATTTTATGAATGATCGTAGAAAAAACTGGCTTAATTCTATGGTAAAGTTCGAGTTCGCAGTGAATGGCAAATGGCATGAGGCAACCATTAAAAGTAAGAGAATTACTGGAAACATGGTTGAGGTCATTGTGTCATTTCCGAGAGTAGCAACAGGGAGCCAGACAATTACAGCTGTCCGGATCATTGATGTGACCGGAAAGCAATGCGGTTACCAGGCAGTGGAAATCGTCAGAGTAGCATCGCAGGGAGTTCTCAGCAAATTTGAGTTCCCTATCTATGAAAAAGAAAAGGAGGCACAGTAAAACATGAACGGAAGAGAGCAACCGTACATCAACGGAAATGGAACCGGAACTTACAATCCTACAATATGGCAGGATGATGTGCCGGGGATCCAGGAAGGAACGCCACAGGACGAACAGAATTTTAACAACATGGAAAGCGGCATCAATGGAGCAAATCTGTTTCTGGAGTATTTGGCTTCCGTAGTTAAGCACAACCAGGACAAGCTCAACAACACATCCGGAGAGGTCATTACAGTGACACTTACAAACACAAAAGGATTTTATGACAACAATTCGGTCAAGACAGTTTCTCTCAGCCCTATGAGAGATAGTCTTGATTATGTTGTGGATGCGGAAATCCAGGGAAACACAACAAACGTCGGAGATATTGTGGTGTTCGACAAGCAGCTCAATGGCTTCAAAGTGAAATTCACAGGATCCGCAAAAGAAGCAACCCTTAAACTCTTAATTCACGGAGGTAATGCAGCATGAGTGTAGGAGTCATCATTCACAGTGACGAGAGACGCCAGCAGATGAACAGCACATTGCGAGAATATGGAGTTGATCCGCAGAGGGCTACGTCACATCAGCGCGATATGGCAGATTGCATCGCACAGAAAACCAATGAAGCCATTAAACAGGCAAGAACAATAAGGAGGTAAGATTCATGAACGTAATTAAAGTAACCGAAGGAGAGTACATTGATTACTCTGTCAGCAAGTCCAAAGTAACATTTGCTGATGAATTAACACTGAACCTGGAGAAGAGAGAAAGAGATTTTGATGTTTCTATCGACGTTTGTATCGACAGAGACGGCGCTGTAACAGCCGGTCAGCTTGGCGTTAAGTATGCAGCACAAATCGAGATCCCGGCAAGAGAGTATACCGAGGAAGAGGTAAGCAATCCAGACTATGATCCAGAGGATTCCACAAGCAAAGAAACCATTATTAACAAGGTTCCTGTTCCATTTTCTATGAACAACGTAACCTTGAAATTATATGCAATTTAAGGAGGATATGAAAAATGGCAAATTACGATCAAATGGCGGCAGCGGTAAAGGAAATTTCTGGAGGTAAGAACATCGTTCTTCTCAACGATGTAAATCTCCCTTCCATTTATGTACCGTTCACAAAGCATAAATATTCAGAGCTTATCACAGGTGGAAGCGAGAATATCCACCTGGCACACAGCGTAAATGGTGTTGAAAAGTCAACATTCTACTACTCAAAGTACCAGAACGTCATTATCAACGGACGTGCTTATTCTCTGGCACACAGAGATCCGGCAACCTATGTGAATTGGGATCAGGCAAGACAAGCCTGTGAACAGAATGGAGCAGGGTTCCACCTTGCAACTATGGCTGAATGGGCCGAGATCGCATTATGGTGCCGCAAGAACGGTACAATGCCTCACGGTAACAACAACTACGGCGCGGACGCTTCCGCAGCTCACGAAAGAGGAGAAGAGTCCGCAAAAGATAATACCAAGACAGGGCGGACATTCACCGGATCCGGTCCTGCAACATGGGGGCATGACTGGACTCAGTTTGGCATCCAGGATATGAACGGCAATGTTTGGGAATGGGTTGCCGGTATGCGCTTGAAAGACGGAGAAATTCAGATCATTCCTTACAACAATGCAGCTATGGGCTCTGAATGTGATATGTCTGCATCTTCAACGCTGTGGAAAGCGATTAAAAATGACGGATCCATCGTAGATCCTGGCAGTGCAGCAACTCTGAAATACGACTGGGTAAGCAATCACATCCAGCTCACAACAGGAATCACAACTGCGGCTGACGCCGGTCGATATGACGAGTATGCCAAAATGACCCTTGCGTCTGGCATTACTGCTCCGGAACTGGCAAAAGCTCTTCTGATCTATCCGGACGAACCAAACGGAGATTATGCCGGAGACGGTCATTGGATGAATAACTCCGGCGAGCGTTTGCCGATTTGTGGGGGCTACTGGGCCGATGGCGCCGGCGCTGGCGTTTTCGGCGTCGTCTTGGGCGACCCTCGTACTGACTCGGGCGGCAACATCGGTTTCCGCTCCGCTT